CAAACCGAAATGCTTGACTTTGGGATATAAAAGGTGTTATGGTTATGGACAGTTCTGTCGTAGCCAACTGCCCGTGGCGTACGACGCCGTTGGGTAGCACCTTTCTCTACCCCAACGAGGCGGTGGCATTGGGAAGGAACGACTCAATGCCACCGCTACTCTCTCACTAAACGCGGACAAACCGCAATCAGTTTTTAAAAAATCTTAGAAAGGAAAAAATACATGAGTAACTTGACTGATGAAATCAACCCATTGAAGGCTGAGAAGCCACGTCCACGCAATTCTGCCGGAGGCCGTGGCCCATCTGCTAAGACGATTGCTCGTCGCCAGCAGTTGCAGTCAAAGCCAGGCAACTGGTTTGTATGGAAGCAAGATTCAAAGACCGGTGGAGACACTGGACAGGCGCTTCGTACGCTTCTTGGTCTTAACAACATCACTGGTGTTGACCGTTCAAACCTTCCATACGAGGCTACTGCTCGTTTGAATGAGCAGGGAAGTTGGACAATCTACGTTCGCTACGTTGGCGAGCAACGAGAGTTTGCAACTGCCGAATAATTGTTCCGTGTCGGACAAAAAGAAATCCCCCGCCGAGTTTTTCGTTTGGCGGGGGATTTCTTATGTGGTATCATGGTTGCATGAATAACACGAATGGAATTACATACATAGCGCAGGACGGTTCTTACGGCAACGCCAATGGAATCATTATTCTCAAGAATTCTGACCTACCAGAGGGCTTCCTAGAGGAACTGGAATTAGCACCTGACAAGCGTGAATGGGCTTTTGGCCGTTTGCACGAAGTGAATTCCAAGAACGTTGTTATCGAACACTCCGGCGTATTTGTTACCGAAGAACAGCGTGAAAGTCTTAATCACCAAGTTAGAGAGTTCTATCTTGGCAAAAACTACGTTCTCAATTAATAACTTCAGCGTCTACAATTCCTGAAGCCCAACTGGGTTCCATGTCTCCGCCGAGTTCAATCATTCGGTTTGCAAACATCTGACGAGCAGTATCAATCTGCGCTTCTGACAACTTCAAGTCCTTGCTGAGAATGATGGCCATAAAAGCCGCACCAACAAGGTTTGCTTGGTGTTCTTCAAGTTCGATTACACGCTTGCGCAAATCGTACTTCATCATAAACTCCAAAGCGCCTTGATAGCGTTCCCAAGCACGTTCCATGACTTCAATCAAAGCACGGACGTGCTCCACTCCGGCCTTGTCAGTAACTTCAAGAATGCCGTTGAGTTCGCTCATCTTGTCTTCAAGGATTAGCGTCCACTGCTTCATCTTGGAAGCAAGTTGGAACGCCTCAATCTCTGGTGGGCCTAGTGGCTCTGGTTCTCCCAGTTTCTCTGAGAGCGTTAGGAGTTCTTTCTTCATAACGGTCTGGATAGCGCCAGTGGTGTGCTTGGCTGTATTGCCAAGATGCCACTTGCACGTTCCTGCTCCAAGATGATTGGTTCCCATGCCCGCTGTCTTGTAACAGTAGCGTGTGATACCAAGTTCTTTGAGTTCTTTATTTTTTAGCCTTGCTCCGCATTTGCCTTCTAATGGCTCTGCGCTTCCTGGCAATTTTTCGTCTGGGTGTATTTGTGCCCAGCGTTCTTCGTCTGTCATGCGGCAGTCCTTCTTTTCTCTTTGTACTTTCTCATAAATTCACGGTTTGCTTGCTTGCATTCTTGACAAGTAGGCATACCGATATTTACTTCTTGCAAGTAGCCTTTTCTTGTGCCGTGAATAATGTCGTTGGGGTGAGTGCCTGTTCCGTTCTTTCGACGCATTACGGTTCTACGCATGTCGTCGTTCTTTTCAGGTTCCGGTATGCCGAGTTCCCTCCGCTTGTGAAAGCGCTCCTTCTCGGTCATACCGCCCTGATAACCAAAGGCTTCGTTATAAAGTGCGTTTTTTGCACATTGCTCTAAGACGGGACATTCCTCACACATCTGTACTACTTCTTTGCGTGTTACACCCTGAGTGTAAAACAACCGTACGTCTGCACCCCGACAAAGTGCGTTAACTCGCCATGACATTAATTTGCAAACCACCAGTCTGGAAGAATCCAATCTGATGGGGTTCCTAGTCGAACCATGTGTGCGCATGGGTCACTGCCCTCTTCCCATGCTCGTTCTTCAGTTTCGTGCATTGGATATGCGTCGTGAGTGTTGCAAAACTGCTCACTGCAAAATCCATTTTCAAGTCCGTACTTTAACCACTCTTCAAAATTCATTCTTGTTCCTTTCATTGTTAGCAAGCATCTCCTGCCCACTCTGGGTAAAACCCATGATTCTTATCATATACGTTCACCGCAACTTGGTCCTGCTCGATTCCCGTTGCTTGTTGTGGTGTCGGTGCATATTGTAGTCCATCAAATGCCTTCCAAATGAAATAGGCAAATTGGTAAAGACCCGCATCACCTGAGTAAGCATTAACGCTCGTCAAGTGATTGCGACTTTCGTGATACCTAATGCAAGCAAACGTTACCTGCGCTGAAACTGGTAGTGAGGCCATTGGACTAGCCTCGCTTGGCCAGTAAGCCGTGCTGTCTGTTGATTGTGTATCCCACTGTGCTTCCCCTGGAAGAACCGGACTTGATTCTTTCGCAAGGATTGCTTTTGCGGTTACTACTTGTTTTTGGGGAACTGCCACTGGCGTTGATAGTGCCGGTGGATTCCATGCTGTCGTTTCGACGTGAGGGGTTTCCGTTGTGGATACCGTGTGCTCTGATTGCAGTGTGCTAGAACCAGCATTCAAAACAGCCAATGACAAAACAACAATAGAGAGGTATTTCATTTAACCTTTTCTACTACGACCCGCAGTAAAGACTTTTTACTGGGCCAGTCACGAACGGTGAGTATTTAACTGCTACTTCCACGGCGTAACTTAGTTCGTTTGGGCCTATGTCCTCGCAACCTTCTAAGTATCCGAGTGCATAGGGGGAACCGCTACCAATCGCCAAGAATGGCGATTCCATTTCCACCGCCGAAAAGTCATTTTGAACAATGACCAACGGACGGTTTGGCCAAGCACAAAGAATCTCCGTATCCTTCACGGAATCATCTTCGCCCTTGATTTCTCTGAGCATACTCACGATTGTTTCGGGAGTACACTTTCTTTTCTCTAACTTCGAGAGAAGATTTATGATGCGCCAAGAACCGGCTGCACCTATAATGCCGTTACCGGCATGAATGAACGCTTTTGGTGTCGAAGAAACCAGCAAGGCGTCTTCGTCCCCGACTGCGGAATCAAACGCCATACCACAACTAAATTCATTTGTAAAAGCGGCTACAACAGTCATTAGGAAAGCCTATCATCAATCGTAGATTCCGTCAACCAGCCAGTTGCGGTCACGGATAATTCGGTCAGGCCAAGAAACGCCCTGCAAACGGTCTCCACGGTAACGCTTAACGTGAAGCATTGTGGGGTCTGTGCTGTCCTTGTAGAGGGAGATACCAACTTCAGGCCAAGCCATCCAACGCTGTGAACCCATTGGGGTCAACTCACGCTCTCCTGCTTTGCCCTTAGCGGCGTGGTGCTCCATAACGAGGGCGAACTGGTACTTCGTACGCAACTCGTCCAAAACACCCATTGCGGCGTCAGCAGAATCTTCGTAGGTCTCATTAGCGCCACGACGGTACATCTTGTAAATAGGTCCAATGCAAACGAGGTCAGGTTGGTGAGCCGCAATCTCTCGCTGAACCTCTGCCTTGTCTGCAAGGCTTCGGATTTCGATTCCACCTGGGCGACGGAAGAACTTAAGTCGCTCTTCGTCAAAGTTCTCACCGGCACGCTCTCTCATCATCTGCATAAAAGGAGCACCGGTCTGCGTAATCGCTTGCGTTGGGTTTTCAAGGTCAATAATCAGAACACGCTGTGGTTCAATTCGCTGGTGGCTAAATGGGTGGAAGCCCTGTGAAGCCGACATAGCAATCGTTCGTAGCAAAAGCGACTTACCCGAACCTTCTTCAGCAACAACAATGGTACGGTAGTCCTTGTTCATCATTCCTGGAATAACAACCGGAGCAATGGCGTCTGCGTTGCTAACTAACTGGCTCATTGTCATTGATTCTGGCTCTGAAGAACGCATTGTTCCAACGCCACTCAAAGCCTTGGTCAGACCAGCCGCAACTTCGTACGGGTTCTCACCAAGCATAAGCAAGTTGTTGTATTCGTGAAGGTCGTGAAGCATTTTGCGACTTGAACTGTGCTTCAAAATAATTGCGCCGTAATCTGCTGCGTTGCTCGCAGATGGGCAGTTCAAAGACATTGATACCAACTTAGGTATCGATTCGTTGTCCTTCATCTCTGAAGCAACTGTCACTGCGTCAATCTTCATTCCACGACTAAAGAGACTGATGATGGCACCAAAAGCCCTAGCGTTAAGTGGGTTGTAAAAATCCTCTGCCCTACAAGAATCAATACCGACCATTGTTGCTTCTGCTGAAATCAGCATTGCGCCGATAAGCGCTTCCTCTGCTTCAAAGTCATGTGGAATTTTCTGCCCGCTCATTTAAAACCCTTTCTAGTTTGTTGCGTACTTTACCGACTGGCGCTTGCCCTGATTGTCCAGTTGGTATGGTTTGCCGTTGATATCAACGGTCTGATTCTTAACGTTGGTTGGACGAGTGTAGCCAAACTTGATTGGGTTGTCAACCCTTTGTTCCTGTGTCTTGGGGTCAATCCATCCACCAAAGAAATCCCAGTCCTCGTAAATCTCTGCCAATACCAACTGTGCTTCAGTCAGGCTAGACATTTCCTCTACCTTTGGCAGGTAGTCCTCGTAACGACGGTTCGGTCCGTAGAACGTCTTTGCTTGAAGAGTGAACTTGTCATCTTCGTTGGCTCGCAACTTGACGTAAGCCTCAGTAGCACGTAGAAGAACCTCGTAGGGAATCTTGTCGTCTTTGATTCGCCCGTTGTAAGCCTCGTAAGCACCTGGCTTGTTTTCCTTGCGTGGGTAAATAGCCCATAGTGCGTCAAACTCAGGTGTGTAAACCTTAGCCTTACGGGTCTTTTTTACTTCCGTTTTTGGCGAGATAATATCTTTCTTTAATGTTCTTTCTATTAATGTTCTTTCATGTTGTACCGTTTCGTTCCCTACCCCTATACCGTTTGGCGGACTACCTAGTACCGTTTCATTCCCTACCCCCTCCCGTATCATGGGCCACAGGTAGTAGAAATTACTGGTGTATGAACCGTCTTCACGCTTGCGCTTTGTAGTCGAAATTGCACCAAGTTCAACTAATTCCTTAATGGAAGAATCAACTGTCTTGATGTTGCAGTGCATACGCTCTGCTAGAAGTTTGCGGGAAGGCCAAGCGGCCTCGTTGCTCCCAACGTATCGGCTAAGAACCCCAAAAAGTCGAACCGCATACGGACTAATATCTGCGTCCAAAATCCACTCTGGGATAGTGGTGTAGATAAACCCCTCAACGCCGAATGGCTTATTCATCTGTTAATGCCCCTCTCTGCAAGCGTTCTTGCCAGTTCGCCAATCATACTTGTGTCGTCAATCACGTCAATGCCATCAGTAACCGAATTGACTACTCGACGCTTATTTTCTAGCAGTCCGTAGATGTCTTCGTCAATGGTTTGAGGTGCAAGCAAATACCACGCTGTTGCACCGTGCATGTCATTGATTCGACCATAGCAACGACTAGCGCACTGCTCGTGAATGGCAGGTGTCCATCCTAGTTCGCAGAACACAACGTCAGACGCCGCAGTGAGGGTAAGGCCTTCAGAGGCCGCAGTCATGTTGGCAATAAAAACACGGCAGTTGGGGTCGTTCTGAAAAGAATCAACAGCCCTCTGGCGGTCTTCAACGCTCACTCCACCACGAATCTTCACGGCGAAGTTTTTGTAGCGGTCAAACAACTTCTCGACCATCTCAATGTGCTCGGCAAAGACGATTACCTTTTCGCCATCACTTGATTCAAGGAAGTTGTCAATCCATTGAGTGGTGCTATCAAATTTTATTTTTGAAACGGCGTCTCGAAGCGCAGTAATGCGTACCAAGTTGACCGAGTTCTCCAAAGCAATTTTTTTGCCCCAGTAAGCACTATCGCCACTGCCACCTTCTTCTTCGGCAATGTCTCTAGCACGCTGAGCAAAGTATTCAACAACGTCGTCCTCAATAGACTTGTACATCTTCATGTCTTCGGGGGAGACCGAAAGGTACTGAACGGCGTTGCGCAGTTCCGGCAGTTCACCGTACACATCACGCTTATTGCGACGGACGAAGCAAGATTCACGCATCTTGTCGTTAAGTTCCTTGGTGTTAAGGGCAATGTTGCGCTTCGGGGCATAGCGATTCTTAAAACGCCACACGCCACCAAAGTTGTCCAACTGACCAATCGCTTCCAACTGCGGAATCAACTCATCAGGTCGGTTAGTAATCGGGGTGCCAGTCAGCAACAGCACAAAATCGTTCTTCTTAAGTCGCTTCGCCAAACGCATAACTGCGTCAGTCCTTTTCACCGTCCAACTCTCACGGGGGCGAATTCCTAGCGCACCGCAACCCTTGCAAGAAACGCTATTAGAACGACACGGGGCTTCAC